CAAATATTTGCTCTTACGTGGGTTATTATAGAGCAATCATTTGAACTTGTCAAGGGGTTTGGAGCAAATATTTGAATTTTCTTGAGAAGAAAAAGCCGGTGCCGCAAAAACCGTATGTGGCCTTGCAGCACCGGCGCTGTGGTTTAGTCTAGCTGTGAGAGAGCATCTTGCAGGCGCTTCAGGATAAACGCTGCCCGCTGAGGTTTCGGACGGGTAACGCCAGAATAGTACCGGCTCACTTGAACCTTATCAAGCCCTATGATCTTTCCAATCTGTTCATAGGCCATTCCCCGGTCATTCTTTGCCTCCCGAAGCAAACAAAGGGCATCGTCTACGTCAGTTGGCTGACAATCGGGCGACATGATTTCGGGAATTGGGAAACCGCCCTGCTCTAAAAAACCCAGCACATATGGAAGTCGTTCATTCCGGCATCCGGCCACAATGGAAGCGGCCTTCAGGTAATCATCTGCTGTCAGTTCACGGTGTTCTACCGGCTGCGGTGCAGTCATAACCGCATAGCTGCCGGTTTTACGGATAGCCGGAAGCACCTCAGATGTTACCCAGCGTTTGAATTGCCGTGCAGTGGGAAGTTTGCTGGAAAAGATCAAGGCGTAAACGCCGGATTCGTTGACAACAATCATGCGCTGTTGCCCTCTAGAAGGGGTGGTGATTCGCCACCCCTTTTTATCCTCATCGTCAACGTGAGCTTTCAAGGCGTTCACAGTATCCTTAAAGCCCAAGGCCACGGCCACGTCTCTGCCCACAAACCACGGTTCGCTGTCAATCAGCATGGAGCGGATTTCTCCAAAGTCCGGGTTGTTGAACACGGTTAAATCGTTCACACCGTCACCTTCTTCCGAAGGTACAGGGCATCAAGCCCAGCGTCCAGTCTATCACTCAGAATATCAACCTGTTCGACCAAAACCGCAATGGCGTTAAGGTGATCCATCGTGACAGCCTCCGGGCAATTCGCGGTATTCAGGATCAGCGCCATAGCGCAAACGTAGCTGTGTAGCTTTCCTACTTCGTCGCTCAGTTCAAAAAGTTGCTCTTTTTCTTGAGTATTCATAGCAATCCTCCTTGATTTTCACCACGGAGGCTGATATAATAGATTTACCAAGCCCTTGTGGTGTTGGGTGGCTACGGTATCGCTTTCGTCTCGCCAAAGTCTGAAGCGGTGCCGTAGTTTTTTTTTACCTTTTTGCTGCCAACAGCAAGTGAATCCCTCTGCGAACCGCCTCTGCACGGGTTATACTATGCTCTGTGCAATAGAGATCGAGTTTCGTCATCGTTTCGTCGTCAAGCCGAACCTTGAGATCATTCTTTTTAGGATTCTCCGCCTTTGGCCTGCCTGTTCGTGGAGACATTTTATCACCTCACTTTTTGAGTTCCACAAATTAATTATAATTGCTGGAACTCAAAAAGTCAAGCCCTTTTCGGAAAAAGTTTCAAACTTTTATTATAGAGCAATCATTTGAACTTGTCAAGGGGTTTGGAGCAAATATTTGAATTTATTTTTTCTGTTGTCACAGAAGGCAAAAAAATAAGGCCCTCGGATGCTTTTGTAACATCCGAGGGCCATTTTCCCTATACGCGTGTGCATATAGGCGCGCAAAGGCGCTATGACGTATATGTACGCCTTGCGCCCTTTATTTCAATAGGTATATTAGAAAATTATGTTACAATGTTACAAAGGCTGAAAAACGCCTGTTTTCAAGGCTTTTTGCCGTAACATTCGCCTGTAACGCCAGCGTTACAATGTTACAGGATTTTGTAACATTTTCAGCCGGTGTAACACCGCTTTTCAGCAGAATGTTACACCGGTGCAGCGGGTTATTTCATCCGCGCAATGAGGGCTTCGCCCGCGCCGCGAATGATAGCGGAAATGTCCACACCAGCAGCGTTGAGCAGGTTTTTAGAGGTGTCGGACATCTTAGCCATAGCGCCATCAATCAGCAGTTTGCCCAGCTCAGTAATTTCGTCTTTGGTCAGCTTGCCGTCCGCATGGGCTTTCTTCATACCTTCCACGGTGGTCTGCTGAAGCTCAAGGACGGTCTGCTGGGCGGCGTGAATGACCTCGTTGGTAGCCGTAGAGATGTTTTTCAGCTCCTCGCGCTTGGCAAGCTTGGTAGACAGCCACGCGCCCAAAACACCGATCAGGGTAATGAGCAGGGTTGCCGCGATCTGCACAAGGTTTTCGATGATAACGTTAGTCATGGTGATATTCTCCTTTTCGATATGTATTTACACCTTTTTGGTGTAATCCAGACTGATCCAGCCCGCGCCGGATTTGAGCTTGCCCCACTTGGCCGCGCCGGAAACGGCAATCAGATGATACGGGTGCTTGCTCTGACCGAGCCGGTAGATCTGGGTGATTTTTGCCTTACCGGGCTTGCAGGTGGGGCAGGTGATAGCGTTTGCGTTGGAGTAGTGCTCAGTGCCGTGATGATGCATAGTAAATATTGTTACATTGACTACATTTCTGCGGTTTCCCGCATCACACTAAAGGCAGCTCCATGGCGGACGTAAAAAGGGCGTCCGCCCAGCCGTCGCCTTTCAAGGCCTTGTACACATCGTGCTGTATGATGATCTGTTGCGTATCCGTCTGCGTGCGACTGCCCGTAGCTATGATTGCGCGACACCGTGCCTGCAGGCTGTCAAGAGTCAGCATCATCAAAGCCTGCCGCTCAGCCGACGCTACTCGAGCTTCGGCAGCGGATACTTGCGCCGCTGCCTTTTTACGCTCACTGTGTGCAGTCAGTGCCGCCGTCACCACGGCGGTTAGTGCTCCGCTGCCAAGCACGGCACTAATCAATGTTACCCAAAGGTTTACAGTCACTGGTTGGCACCGTCCTTCGTGATGGTAATGCGGATACCATGCATCAGCACAGTCGCTGCATCATCTGTCGTAATCGGGTTAGTTTCAGCCGGTGCAGGTGTGCTGTAGTCAGCAATCATGCTGTTGTATGCCGTTTGGGACTTCGCGCCCCATTTACCGTCTTCGGTCAGAGCCTTGCCGTCACTATCTGTATAGCCTGCTGCATTAAGTGCTGTCTGCATTGCTTTGTATGCCGCGCCGGTGTGCATAGGGCTCGCTACCTCGAATTTTGCTTTTACCATCGTTTGTTCCTCGCTTTCTTCGTAATTGAATTTTACTGTCATGCGTCCGGTATGCGTCCACGGACGCTCAGTCAACCGTGTAATTACCACACCGTACGCTAAACCGCGTGCCTCGACAACAAGCGGTTCGCCCGTGTGCGTAAATCCGCACACCCACCCCACATGTGTCATCTTCCCCTTGCTGTTTGCCATAAACAGTGCATCGCCGATTGTATAACTGCCATAGTTGTTGGTTGCTGTACGTTTTTCTGTACACCAGTAGCGATAGTTCATGTCGGCATTTATATCTGTCTTTGTTCCGCATTCATGCGTGAGGTACGCATCCAATAATCCCTGGCAGTCAGTTGCATAGTCGGCCGTCCTCCAACCCATCGTGTAGTAATCGTATGTTTCGGGTTTCCAACCTCTGGCTATGTACTTATCCCTGTACCTTGTGATAGTGTCATGGGTGGTCTGCACCCGCACGCTTCCAAACAAATAATGCCAGGGCTCCGTGCAACACTCACTGGCAGGTATAGGCAACAGTGCATCCGTAGGAACGGATGCTGCATGGGTCAGTGCCCATGCTATGAAATCACGCACCTTATGCATCGTTATCCACCTTTACGCACTGGTTTTCCCAACGTTTATATGCGTCAAAATAAATCTCATTTTTGGCGCTATTATAAGTAATTTCATAATACATGCCGTCGGGTATTGCTGTAGACAGCAGCGCCTTGTTATTGCCGAGCGTTTTGCAGCTCCAAACAACGTATACATCATCCACACCTATCAGGGTGTTGCGTGCCTTGCCGTCATTTGCGTTGTAGTATCGCACCACGGCATCTACCGCTAATCTAAGAAACTTTTGTGAATCCATGTCTTAATCCTCCTCATGAATAATTTCTATACCGTATGCCTTTGCAACGTCGTGTTCAATTCGACAGCCGCGTGCAGTTTCCCAACCTTTGCAGAAATATGCGGCATTGCACTTGGACATGTTTTCGATGGATTTGGCGAGAAAACAAAGCGGCTTGTTAACAACGCCTCTTTTATCCATTGCATCCTCACTGTACCATTCGTCTGTGAACAAAGTGTTCATGATTTCATAGTCCATTTTGGTGAGAATACGAATCGCTCGTTCTCTTGCAGTTGCAATTTCATCAGCTGTTTTTCCTGCCATAGGCTGGCTAATCATTGCCTTCTTCATTGGTTACCTCTTTAATAATCGCTTTCGTACATCTCAATTTCGTAAACATTGAGATAATAGGGATACCCGGTCTGATTCGTTTTGCGCATGTTTATTTTGAACAAACGCCTTGCCTCGGGCATATCAATATGGTCGATAGATATGTCAGCGGTATTGCCGGTTGTGACATGAATCCTCTTCCAGAACCATGCGATTTGGCAGACTCGGTTTTGCGTGGATCTGTCCATATTGAAGTACGCTTCTTCCGTGAGATACCTTTCGTTAAGGATATAAACATCCCATGACGAAGTGTTCAGGTTGGAATTTTCACCTGCAGAACCGGCATGATATATCTTGAGTATCGGATTTGCAACGGGGGTATGAATGTCGAATGCAACCCAACCGTTGGTGCCGGAAGCGTGCCACTTGTCGGCTTCGGGATCACTCATCTTTCCGTCGAATGCGTGCTGCGGTCCGTTCTTCGCATAATCCGGATACTTCTTATTGTAGTAAAGAATGGCGGCATTGAGTGCGAGGTTCTTTCTTAGGTGATAAATCGTTTCGCCTTTAAGCACCGCTTTCTGCACTTGTTTCCCGGCAGCGTAAAACTTTCCGTTCCTGTCCAGCGTTCCTAAAGACTGCTTAGCAAGATAGGCTTTCATTCGGTTCCTCCGTTTTCGTCGTGATTTTCAGGTTCGCTCGGTTCTGCGGTATCGTTTTCAACTATGAGGTACAAAACGTTATCGTCCTGCTGTTCCGGCAATTCTGTAACCACACGGTAGCGCATGTACCCGGTGAAATCAAACGTCCCCGCCATCGCTTGCGCACAATCTTGTGCGGTCTGTGCGCTTGACGCTGCTGCGCTTGCAGCCGTCTGTGCGGTCTGTGCGCTTGACGCTGCTGCGCTTGCAGCCGTCTGTGCGGTCTGCGCATCTCTTGCTGCTGCTGTGGCTGCCTGAGCCGTGCCGTCAACCCTTGACAGTATCTGTCTGTACACATCGTCCTCGGGCTCTTGCGGTGTACCTGCGGCGTCCGTGATGCATCCGAAACACCTGATACGCGCCGGCGTAGTCGTTCGGATGTTGCCCGCCTCCAGGCCCACTTCAACCGCACGTACTCCGCGCAGTGTAGGTATCGGGCACTCGTCGCCGTCGAAGATGACGCGTTCATTTCTGCGTTCGCGCCCTGCATAGTACACGAAAACCGCGACGCGATTTGGGAACTCCGCCCACTCGTCATCCAGGTCGAACACGGCCGTGTAATCGCTGTTTCCGCATACGATGAACGCCGGTGGTTGTGATTTAGCAATCTTATTGCGTACTGTGACATTAATTGTTGGCATAGTTTTACCTCGTTCCTTACGTTTTTGATGTTTGCTGAGCAGGGGCTGGATTCATCAGCACCCAATTCGATCCATTAAAAATCACCAGTGCCGTCATACCCGCTGATATGTCTGTTGCAGATATGGTCAAACCTGTGTAACAATTTATAATCGTTGCCGCGCCGGTGTTGTTTATGTTAAGTGTTGCTCCGGATGCAGTATTGGCGTACGTAAAGCGCACGGCGGCGAGTGCGCCGACTTGCCTGACAAATCCGCTCAGCGCGGCTGTCTTGGCTCCTGTGGCGGCTGCAGTAGCGCAGGTACCGTAACCCCTGCCAAGCGCCTTGGCTGCGCTGAGTGCGCTGCTTCGCCCCGTGCCGCCGCGTGCTACGGGAAGCGTGCCGCTGTTTATTTCTCCTGCCGCATGATTATGCGACACCGGAGCAAATACCGATTTGAGCTTTGCATAGAAAGCTTTAAGCCCGGTAAGGCTTACATACTTTGCCATAGACGATTCGGTGTTCTTGTTCACGTTACAATCGCCTCGATTTCTGATTCCGGTATCGGGGCAAGTTCATCTGCAATGATGTACTTTGACAGGTCTATAAAACCTGACAGCACATCCCAGTAGTAGGAGCCATTATTGTAAACACATACAACATTCGTGCCAGCAGGATATGCTTTGCCGGCACCCTCAACATAATTTGCCGTAGTTGTAAAATCGACAGTTGCATTATACACACATCCAAGCACTGATAGGTCCGGAGGGGGCAATGTAGATACATCCATGCTTCCCGACGGTTTGTATACACTCGATATCATTGATGCAACATATAGCGTTACAGCCTTCGGAGTGACTGCGTAGGCGTCGCTTGAACTGCTTTTGCTTATGTCGGTACATAATTCAACCTTTGTCGCTTCGGCGGCTATGCCGGCCAATTTTTCTTTCTCCACAGTTGTGTAATCATTTGTGCTCAGCCCCTTGCCAGACACCTTATCCACCTTCGTTGTATCAGACGGGTGTACGTGGTCTCCCCGCGCGAATGCTGTTTCTATGCCAACCGCTGCGTTGCCGTCCATTTTGGGTGTTGTTGTAGACGCTGTAGCGCCGTCAGGCACATCGGCGGTCGTTATGAAATGACTGTCATTCTCCAGTTGACTGGTTTTTGTTGGGATTTTGCTTGTTGCCCATTCTTTAACCCGACTCCAAAAGTAGAGTAGGCCGGTTTTATCTACATAGTTCTTCGTCACTATTCTTTGTCTCCCGTAGATGCTGAAGCCTGGAATGTATATTTCTGTCCGTCAGCTGTGATACTTATCGAACCGAGGACCCTTGATTTGTTTCCGACTGTCTCCCATATGTTGTATGTTCCCGCCGCCGATACAGTCAAAGTTACGGATGTAGAACTCTCTCCGACAACTGCCGAATATGAATTATCAGCGTTACTTACATAAATTTTGGCACCCTGAGTGACGCCAACAACGGTAAGAATTGCAGCGAAATAGCTTAACTGGACACGATACTGTTTTACTGTGTCAACCGACACCGTTACCGGTGTAGTTTGCTTTCCCGCTGAAGTACCTACGACTACCCAGTCACCGTAGTCAGGAAGGTTGACTGAGATTGTCCCAGTCAGGTTTTGGACCGATATGCTCTTACTGCCACAAGTGCACGTGATTGCGGCTCCGATATTGGATGACACAATCGCCTGCGGCAGAAGTCCTGCTGCAGGTAGCTGACTAATCGAAATCTTGCCGCTCCGGTCGAGTGACGGAATGCCACCCGGTACATCAAGCATCCCGCGTGTTAACAGCATCGAGAGAGCCGTGCCGCTGTCTTGTGCGTTACCATCGCTTCCGACGGACATAACGTTTCCGACTGTGCCGGACTCGAGCTTGTCCATTTTCTGTGCTGCGTTCGGTCCGAGCGCTATCCATTCAGCCTTAGCATTATCGGTCGCACTCCAGACGTATTCTGTACCGTCCACAACGGGTTTTCCGCTTTCCGCGTTTCCCTGATAGCGTACCGTGTACACATCTCCGAGCGTATTTCCACTGGTGGGCAGATTTGAAAAGTAGTTCACAAACCCCTTGTAGGTCAGTCCGTTAGATACACTCGACAGAATCGTATCCGCATACGCTTTTATGTTGTTTTTTAACGTACCCACTGTGATACAGTATGTTTCGTTGTCTGAGGAAACAAGCAACACGTCCTCATCATTTGCACTGCTCAGTATTGCGAAATCGGTGATCTTTTTGTTTGCCATCTTTCTCTCCTTTATTAATTGAAAATTGCCGCTATATCCGCCAACGGCAGCGCACCTATTGCTGAATACGACTCGGTTTGCTTTTCCAAGTCGATTAGCCGCCGTTCGAATTGTCCAATGCCTCCGCCGAAGTGTTCCATTTGTGCAACGGCACCGTCAACAGCAGCTTTGAGTCGCTCGAATTTCGTATCATTAACGGACTTATACGGATACTCGGATTCCAGCGTCTCATCCTTTGGTGCACGAATATCTGCCGTTGGGAGCACACCGAGTGCGAGTTTTATGCCGTATGCCACACTCAGGGTGCTTCCGATTTCTACGCCATCACCTAAATCAACTGATGGATCGCACACCGACTCTGTGGCCTCAAATGCTACATACAGCAGTCCACTATATGCAGCGTAAAGTGCATCGCATATGGGTTGATTTGCGTACGGATTTTCGGGTATTGTAATTACGGCTCCGTTATCAGATCCCGCAGAGAACTGCGTTCCGTTTTGGTCCGTCATTACAACCCCGGATACGATCATAGTATCACTCACGGTGAATTTGCCAAGCACCGCAGCAACATTATCGGTCTTACTCGCGATTTCAGTATTGTCGTGCCACACGATGCAGTCATCATTTACATCGGTAATTTGCCTTTGGGCAGCGTCAAGCACGCCGTACATTATTGGAGTTGCCGAGTCCGGCGTTTCTCCGGTGACCGCCGGCAATGCTGTTGTTCGCTCCGTGCGCCTGTAGTATATCAGTGCATCACCGTTCGACGTCTCTATGTGGTTACCTACAGAGTCCGTTATGCAGTAGCTTGCGGTCGGCAGGGTAGACAGAGGTACGAGTCTAAGCAGGTTTTCACCGGTTATTACCCAGTTTCCGCCATGGCATCCGGCAATGTAACCAAGGATTTGATTCATTGTTAGTCCGTCGGGCTTCGGAATTTGATAGTTTACGCCGGTATTAATTCGCGTGAGTGGATCGATTCCGACACCCATCTGATTTGCAATGATTTCTACCATGGTTAGCATCGGCTTGGGCCATGCGGTATCGAAGCGACTGTCGTACTCCGTATTTGCACGCAGCATAGAGTCGTAGCACTCAAGCGTGATAAGTCCATTGTGTTCTTTAACCCGCGTATCTACAAAAAACGTGCCGAGTTCATACCACTCACTGTACAGTGTACCATCGGTTAGTCTACCCGAAACAACTATCGGTGATGACTGCGGTATTTCTGTATCCGTAAGTACAGATACACGCATCGATGCAGCAGCGCAGTTCCCGACTGACAGCGGCTTGTCCATAAGTACTCGCTCAATAACGGGTGCTGTGATTTCGCTGTAAATCGTATTTCCGACACGTAATACCGTCTGCATTTGATAGTTATCTTGCTGTACAATTTTTCGCCAAATAGCACTGCGATAACTCATGACTAAATCACCTCTCGGTCAAATTGAATGTGCAGCCGTCGTAATACGTGCAGTCATTGCTTGCACCGTATCGCTGGGTGCCATATGTCAGCGTAGATGTATAGTAAGTTTTTGTGGTCTGCTTATTGGTCTTCGGATTCAACAGGCATACGGGAACAAACACCGAATCGATGTCTTCAGCTATTGATTTCATTACCAGCTCAGGTACTCGACCAAATTTGACAGTCCACTTATCTTTTTGCGTGATACGAGCACGGTACATTTTCCCGCTCAGTAAATCGCGCCCGCAACCGTCAGCATCTATATCGTTACGCACCGGAGCGAGGCCGTCCGCGGCCAGAAACGCGGTATAGTCGTGATTTTTAATTCGAAATATAGGTCTCATGCGTCCTCCTCATATAAGCAGCGGTGAGTGTCCTGTCATGCGCGTACGTCTATTGATTTCGCGTACGGCAGCGTCAGCGATAGACTCACGGTCAATTGTTACGGTCGCTCCGCTGTATGTCTGAATCGCTGATACTATTGCAGCCGTTGCATCGGACACCACTCGCGTGATAACATCTGTAATTTCGCCGTTTATACTCGACTCCGCAGCTGATCCCGCGGAATGCCCCTCAGAAACCGCAGCTGCAACGCTGTAAGGGGTTAGTCCGTATGCCGCATTGGGCGCACGCAGCACTGCTATACTGTTTGTTATCGCTTGCAGCTTGTTTACTATGTCGAAACGAGCTGATTGAATGGCATCTGCAACCTCGTTTATGCGCGAATCGATTCCGCCGATTTCGCTCGATACTGCACCTGCAACACCGCGCGATACACTATCCACGATCTGGTCGTTATTCATTACCGCGGATTTACCCCCTGAGCTTCCAACCAATTCCGGACCGCTTTCACGTGCAAGAAAAAGTTGTCCGGCACGCACGAGTCCACCGTCAGCGAGGCGAGGAAGTGACACTTCAGATATGCGTTTAATGTTGAATCCGAATGTTTTGCCGCCGATTAGCGGCACCCAGTCGGGGACATTAAAACTCAGCTTGTTCAGTGCATCGATCATAAAATTCAAACCGCGTATAACGCCGTTTACCATACCTTCGATACCGCCGAGAATGCCGTTTATAACGCCTTTTATTGCACCCCATACACCGTTCCAAATGCCCACTACAACGTTTTTGATCGTGTTCATACAATTCGAAATGAACGTCTTAACGGCATTAAATGCGGACACAATTCCATTTTTTATTCCGTTAACTACCGTTAATACGACCGATTTTATGGCATTCCATATTGTTGACGCCGCTTTTTTGATCCCTTCCCAAATTGGGATAACAAAATCTTTTATCCCTTTCCAAATAGCCTCGGCATCATCCTTGATTGACTCCCATGCGCTCTTCAGAAATTCCCACAAAGCCAAAACAATGCCCTTTAGCAGGTCAACAATGCTTGCGAATATGCTTTTTATTCCCGACCAAGCGCGATCCCAATCTGCGGTAAAAATTCCCGCGATAAAGTCAATCAAGCCGGAAAGAAAGTCTATCACGGATCCGATTACGACACTGACAAAGTCTCCGATAAAGGCGAAAACGTCGCCCACAAGGTCTTTGAGTAGATTCAGAATAGGCCCGACAACCAGCCAAACAGCTGAGATGATGTCTCCGATCCCCGCCACAATATTCTGTATTTCGCCGCCTTTTTCTCGGAATGTCGTCGCAAGTTTTTCAAAGACCGTTTTAACACCGTTAATTACTACGACCACAACGCTTCCGGCCCAATCGATTATGGGCTGAATGGACTCCCAGAGCATTTGAACCCCTGCAATGAAGGGTTCTAAAAAAGCTTGCAGCGCACCGAAGGCTGCTGTTATTGCATCGATCGAAGCAGGCGCAGCTGCTTCAATAAACCAGCTTGCGATTGGCAGCAGCACTGTTTGATACAACCGCAGCAACGTCCCACCGACAAGATCCACAAACGGCTGTATGGCTGATGTCAAACCTGCAAATGCTGTCATCAGCGGGGTAAAGTCGAGTGTGGCAAGCCAATCGGCTGTGCAGCCGTACATTTGTTCGATGATACCGAGGATGCTGTTGAAACCATTCCAAATGTTTTGTATTATGGCCGTACCGTTGTTGTTTGCGTTCCAAGCTCTTGAAAGTCCGTCAGCGAGATTGCCGATGCACTTGAGAATGTTTTGAAACAGGCGCAACAGAATTTCGAGTGTTCGCTGCCCGGTACCATTCGTCCACACCTCACGGAAGCTTTCTCCAATGGACGATAAAAAAGACTTGATTCCTGCAAATGCAATGAAAATAGAATCAATTGTCGCCTGCCCCTCGGTTTCCCACGCATCTTTAAACGGCGTGAAAATGTCGGTTAACGGCGCTGCAATATTTTCCGGTATCGCGACTTCCTCGAACATAGCGCCGGCGGCATTATTGCCGTTATTGCTACTTGAGGATGCATTCAATACATTCAGTTCGTCAAATCCCGCCAGCTGCCGCTTTACTTTCTCGGCCGCATTTGCAGTGTTATTAAGCGACTCAGCATAGTTCTCCTGAACCGCAACTGCTGCCGTGAACGTTTTCGCACCTGTAAGTGATGCTATCAGCATACCGACATAATTAATCGCATCAGCGAGTTGACCGATAAAAGTTTGGATTATCGGAGTCACAACGGAAAGAATCGGCGCAAATGCTGCGGCGATACTGTTTTTCAGTTGTGTGAACCCCGATTTGAGTGCGGAAAGATTGGCATTTACAGGGGCCGAATACTGAGCCAGGTTATTCATCCCATCACGTAAACTGCTTAAAACTGCCGAGAAAACTTTGCGCAAGGCCATACGCTTAAGCATGGTTCCCATACTTGTAAGCTTTTTGGCAAGTGCTTTTATTCCGTAGGCTGCATCTCCGCTTTGCTTTTTCACGCCTCCCAGCGCCGCCTTAGCCGCGGCCCCCAGCTTTGAGAACCCAGCCTTAATGCCACCGGCGGCTTTTTGCAGGAAAGACATGTTGCCACGGGCTCTGTTCGTTTCCGATGAGAGCTCGGACATTCGTTCTTTTGCAGCTGCAATTGCAGCTGATGCAGTGTTAAACTGCTCATCGGATATCGCGCCGGTTGAGTGCAGCGTGCTGAGCTTCGCTTCATATGCGCCAAGCTGCGTTTGCGCCTGCTGAATGTTATAAGTCAGATTCCGCCACTGTGCTGAATTTTCAGACACGCCCGTACCCTGAAGGCGATTGAATGTAGCTTCCAGCTTATCGGCATTTAAATTTGCATCTTGCGCCTGCGCCGTCAGATCCGTGAACGGTTGATTCTGCTTCACTCGCTCTTCAGATTCCCGCAGATCGGTCAGCCGTTGCGCAGTATCGGAAACAGCTGCACTCATGTTACTGTACTGCTCTGTATCAGCACCGGATATGTATGCTGTGCCCGCTGTTTCCATTTGAGCCGCTTCCGATTTATAGTCGTTAAGCTTTTGTTCTGTGAGCTGGATATCATACTGCAGACTCTTCCATGCAGCGGATTCCGTACTCGTACCGAGAGATTCGAGTTTTATCTGCTTTTCATAGTATTTTTGCAGTTCATTTTCCGCTTTTGCGATTTCTGCTGTGAGCCACTTATAGTCATCGGTGGGTATTTGTGTTGCTGCAACAGCACTCAGTTTTTCCTGCAGTGCCTCGATTTTACTTCTCGCTGCATCTACTTTTGCATCAAAAGATGTTATGGAGCTTTCGCCGCCCTGCATCGATTTATCAAAAGATTGCTCGAGCCGTCCGACGCTGTTTGCAAAAGCATCGATTTCTCGCTGCAAAGCGGATGCCTTAGGCGCGGCTTCGCCAAAATCGACTTTTGCTGATTGGGGTTCACTATTAGCCGCATTTGACTGTGTTGAGTTCTTAACTGATGCCGCAGTTTCTTTAGCTTTCGCCTCAAGATCAGAGAGCTCTTTTTCTGCAGGAGCAGTATCGAGTTTAGGTGCAACGGTGCCGCTAAACATGTTTTTGAACGCCGAACCAAGCGTTTTCAGTTCCGATGTCAGCGATTTTATCGCAGCAAGCAGCTCATCGCTTCCGGCTTTGAAACCTTTGGAATTTATCTCAGTATCAATAATAATTGAACCGTCTGCATGTTCAGCCATTTAACCACCGTCCTTTCTCAGTCCTCAGTGTTTCACCCCAGCAGTTTGTTTAACTCATCTCGCTGTTTTTGTTCGTCCGCCGATAGCTTCGGCTTTAGGACACAAAGTTCTTTGTTGCTTTGCCAGTATTCTCGCTCCCACTTTTCGAGTTTTTTTCCTTTAGCTTTCTTCAGCCTTAGATTCAAAACATTCGAAAAAATGCCATCAGATATCTCCATGTAGTATCCGAGAAAAGTCCACCAGTGAATGTACTCCGCGGAACGTGTTTCGAATCCGGCTGCTTTATTCACGGCGGGAAACATGATGCTCTCATCCTGTTCCCAGTCCATGATTCGCATTGCGTTATTTGCGTTATCTGTTTTAGCACCGTAATCTATAAAGTCCATTGCGGCTTGAAATGCTGCTTCATAGTCAGACCGTGGAATTGAGTCAACGTCAGGATAGAAAATAGTAAGGCAAACATAAACCTTTTCACTGTCATCAAGCTCACAGTCATTGAATGCACACAGGATATGCAGAACGTCTCGAAAATCCGAGCGTATGGTAAATTCTTTGCCGTTTACCAATACGCTCTTCGGCAAAGCACCAATCACTTTCTTCCGTCCTTATGTTTCCCTGTACGCGCGGCATACCCGTGCGTGTACTTATCAACACGGGCATTGATACGTTTAACCTCACTCGAGAATTGCTTCTCGATGTACTTTCCGACCGCTGACAGTACATTCTCGCAGTAAAACTTGCCGCCGATGGGGGAAAACGGGTGCATTTTACCGAAAAAGGCTTCCGCCATGTTACCTCCGAAGAGCGTGTCACAAGCTGTGTACAGCCGCTGCTCTGCTTCACGCATTGCTGCCATATCGTTTTCATTAAACTCATCTACAGTTCCGTCTGCATTAACGCTGACATTTTCTATCGGCTTCGTGATTTCACTAAAGCTATCGGCAAGGTCGTTATATCGTGCAACGATGCCAACGTCGGTGGGACGGAAATAGAATTTACCGATTTCTCTGCCGGTCTTGTTTACTATAGGCACCTCAATACTACCATCATCGATTACAATGCTGCTTGTTTTGCTTTCTTCCGTCATGTCTTCTTTTTCCTCCTTGTCGCTTTAGCTCAGCTGTCGGAAACCGTAAAGGTTTTGGAACTCACGTCCCATGTCCCCTTCACGCGCTCGCCTGCATTGTAAATCGTGTATGGAATCTGCACGCCCGAGGTGTCGCCGCCTACGGTATTGGGTATCACCCATACTTTTTCTCTGTACGCCCATGCCACGGTGCCGTCACTGTTGAGCAGCACGTCAACCTTGGTGGTGATACAATCGTCGCCGGTGAGTCGTTCGTTGGCTATCTTTGCAAGGCGTTCAAACAGCGGGTCATCACTGTAAGCATAAAAAGGTTCGACTTCGGACTGTACTTCATAACCGTTATGATTCACCGTCTGCTCCCCCAAGATATTTTTGGTGATTTCGATATCGGGGTTGAGCTCTTCGTTGTATTCTTCAAGGTCCTTACCGAGACGTGCATATTTCGGCGTGTACGTGTTTTCATCTGCGGCTTTTATGCCAAATCCGGCATCAAGATAGTGTGCGAGGAACTTTCTTTCAATTTTAGCCATGTTATCTCCTTATTTATCAAATTCGTTGTTGTAGTCCAGCCGCATGGCGATAAGCCAGTCTTCCACACCGTCCTGATATGCGGCGTTAAGGTAGGCGGGGCTTGTGCGGCTGATTTTCTTGATACTGCGCTTTCCCGCCGATATGGCGGGGTATGCGTCGAGCTGGTGGCTCTTTCCGTTCAGCATGACCGGCTGCCGCTCAAGCCACTTGCCCAGCGCGTCAAGAAATTCCTTGATGCGGATGCGCTGGATTTCAGACTTAGGAGCGGCGCGGTAGATCACATTGAACGGGTATTGGCAGACCTGCGTGACGTGTCCTGTGACGTCTTCCGTGCTGCTCAGCAATGCTGCGCCGAAAATCGGAAAGAATCCAATCCCGGAAGCGTCTGAGAGCGTGGAGAACAGGATAGATTTATTGCCGACAGTCAGACCGGGATACATGTTCAGCAGGTCGAGAAGGATTTTGCTGACGGCTTCGGAGCCGTCAATGTCAATTACCGTTTTTGACGGCACGGTTATTCACCTCCAAGTATTTCATTCACGCCGTCGATCCAGGATTGCTTGTTCTGCCGTTTGGCGTGTTCAAACCATTGAGGAATGGCCTGCGGGTTGGAGTATTTCAGCGGCCTGTCGGTGGCAACGAGCTTCGCGCCCTTGCGGAAACGCAGGATGTATTCACCGGGACCTGTAGGAATTTTGCGGGGGCCTTTGCCGGTTACGGAATCCACCATGACCTTACCGCCGTACTGGTAGCGCGCATACGGACCGGGAAAGATGACCTTTTTTCCGTCGTCCTCCGTGTGGGAGCGCTGCTGCAAGCTGCCTGTCAGCAGCGGCATACAGGCTTTGCAGTCCTCAAGCACGCGGTCGCCCAGCCATTGCTGCGCCTCGCGCATACGCTGATCCAGTGCGCGCAGGTCAACAGTGACGTGTACGCCGCCGTCAGAGTAGGAGATTTTCGGGAGGTCAGACATTTTACCGCCCTCCGATCTCGAAGTGAGGGAGAAGACCGTAAAAGCTCGCAGAGCTTATCAGATAGATACCGTCACGCTCTGCATTCAGGGTGTGGTACAGTCCCTCATCGTAGTCATCGTCGGTCAGCGGCTCGGTGTCGGACCATGCACCTGCAAAAATGAAATCGCACTCCGGGGCGAAGGTGATGTGCCGCGTCGGATTGTCGCAGCGAGCATATTCCTTCGCCCCCGTGTAGCTTTTCATTCCCGCGCCGGTGGGAACGCGCTTGTCCGCCGTGCAATGGATGATGATGTCCACAGCATCGGCGTTGTTGCCTCCCGCAGTTGTCGCGCTGTTGGCTTTTGTGGCCAGCAGATCAGCGCCGAAGATGACGGACGGAAACCAGCATCCGGTTGCGGCGTGGTAATTAAAGACCGTTATTGTGTCACAATACAAAGCAATCACCTCCCGCATACAACAGATTGACGCCGTTTGCATCCGGAATATTTGCCAGATACTGTGCGGCAATGCTGCCAATCAGAGCCGTTTGTGCCTCTGCGCTTGTCGCGGCGGCAGCGTAAACAGAATCGCCCGCCGAGTATGAGACGGACTCCCGCCCGGATGAAACGGACGCGACAGCCCCGCGATAACTCCCGTCTTCCGCTATATGCGCGGAGGATGCTCTCCGCTGAACGTCTATCCAGTAAAGAGCTTCGGCAACGGCACAAACGGCCTTTTTGACTTTTGCGGCGTGGGCTCCCACGATAGGAAATGCTGACACCAACCGTCCATGGGTGATACTGTCCATGGCATCACTCGCCCTGTCAAGCCACGCACCTGCCGTGCTCTCCGGCAATATGTCACCATGGTAGTCAACACTGTAAAAAACGCAGTCCACATACGCCATATCAACGCCCTCTCAGTCTTCCCGCACCTCGGCGGCAGCGTCCGGCTCGGACTCAGCAGGCCTCTTCCGGCGCTTGCCTTCCGTTTTTACGGGTGCAGGGGCGATTTCTACGGCTTCATAGATGGCTGACCTCTGCATCAGCTCAATGCTGGTTTCGTCGGTGGCCGCTACGATGTTGCCGGATTTCAGGTTGCGAAACAGCATAATGTCCTCCTTGCATCAGGCCATGGTATAGTAGGTGGTTCCGGAAGCGAACTCCGTGATGGAGACAGCAGTGTACACACCGTTGGCCTCGGTGTAATACTGAGTACCGGCAGCGTAGGCGGTCGCCTTGGTGAACACGCCGGGCTTGAAGATCAGGTCAGGCATGACAACGGTAGTGCCGTAGTGGTAGAACAGCTCGACGCCGTAGGCATTGGAGAGAGGGATCTTCTCGGCGGTATACTGGTCGGCCATGATGGGCTGAGCGACAGCGCCCTCGACCATAAGCAGGTAGTTGCAGCCAGCGGGAAGGTGGACGCAGCTGTACGCGCGGATGCCGTGCCACACAAGGAATTCCTCGGCGGCGGTGTTCACATTCGCGTTGTTGGTCTGCTTGTCGAGGTCGTTACGGATCATGCCGTAATACTTCGGGGACAGAACGAGGTGCATCATGGAGCGAGGCACGCCGTCCACGAAGTCGTTCTGGGTGGTTTCGCACTCCTGAATGATGGCTTCCAGCTCGTCAGAGATGGTCTTGTAGGCGGACAGGTTCAGCACAGTGGCCTTACCGGCAGCAGCGGCGAAGAACGCATTGTCCAGCTCGGCAGCCATACGCAGGATGTGGTTTGCGGAACGACGGTCCAGAACGCCGTCAACGCCGTACAGGCGGACGTCCTTCTGTTCCAGCTCCTCGATGATCTCGCGGTCGGTGTCGATGGCGACAGTGACGGGCTTTGCCTTCACGGCGTCGCCCTTGCCTGCGGTACGCGCGGTGCCGTAGTTTTTGGGGATGGCGTTGACGAAGCGCTTGGCTTCGACAGTGCCGGAAACAGGATCACCGGACAGGTCCATGTTCTTCATGGAGCCGGAGATCAGCGCCTTCTGGACGCCCTCAACGGTTTTGCCGTACAGCTCGGCAAGGTAATCCTTACCATCGCTTTCCAGCAGAATGTTCAGTGCATTAATGCGAGGCATATTTCGTACTCCTTCTTAATTAGTCTTATCAGAAAATTTTGGGCGGGTTATATTTTTCGGTATTGGAGCCGGAGCTGCCCAGGGGCCCCGTGAAAGCAGGTGCTTTTTCCTTCTGCCTTGCCGCTTTTTCTGCGGCTTCCTTTTCCTCGGCGGTCTGATACAGACCAGCGTCTTTCTGCTTGGCGGCCGTCATAAAGTCGTCAAAGCCGAAAAATGCGCCGTCCTTCCACGTCAGACCGACGTCTGGAGACATACACTCGGACACAAGAGCCGTGCGGGCAAAGGGAGAAGTGACGCCGTACTCGTCCAGCTTCTTGGTGATCCAGTCCTTCTGATCGCGCTGCGTGATCTCGCGGGCGAATTTCTTCTCCGCGTCCTCAGCCTGCGTCTTGTAGGTCTGGATTTCCTGCTGAATCTGCTGCGGGTCGATGCCCTCAAACTTCTTCAGCGTGGTTTCGGCAGTATCGAGGCGGGTTTTCAGACCGTCGCGCTCTGCCGTGAGGTCTGCAATGGTCTTGTCCTTGGCAGCCTTCGCGGCCTCAACGTCTTTCCCGTTGAGTGCGAACACCTGCTTGACCTGATCTTCAGTCAGCCCCAGTGCGGTCAGTTCTTCGGTTTTCATGGATAACCTCCTGTATAACGGCAATAGCAGATATTTAAGACGTTGCAGCGTCTGGCCGTTTTCGGCATTGTTAGGACCGCCGATAGTCCAATTTTGTACCCCTGCCGGAGTTGCACCGGCGATACTGGAAGGGGCATAGAAAAGCAGAGCCTCACAGCGCCGGAATGGTGCTGTAATGCTCTGCTTTGCGATTATTCACTCGCTGCGGGCGGCGGCAATGGATTTCCGTGCGTCCTCCCGCGTCCATTTTGCGATCTGGATGCGGTCAGAGAGTCGCTTCAAACCGTTGTCCTCGCAGAACTGGTTGTAGTCCAAATTCTGCTTTTCCAGCAGCTTAGCCGTCCGTGTGTACTGCGCTTCGAGTGTAGCTTTCACTCCCGCGTCCTCCGCCGCCCCAATGGCTGTGCGAAGGCCGACCAGCTTTGTTTTCGTGCGCCGGATGCGTGATTCCTTCCCGCGCTGCTTCTGGCTGAGGTCAAAGGCTTTCTTGTTCTCATCCGCGTCGAACTGTGCGTATGGATTGTGCCGCAGGTCGCCGGGGCCGAAGCTGTGGCGGCAGTTCCAACCGCACAAGCCCTCGCCGGTGCCGTACCCTGTGGATTCCACGAAAAGCGGCAGGTCAGGCGTTCGACCCGTCCGGCTATAGAATTTGCCCTGCCACCAGAAGTGGTTTCCGGGGTTTTGGCCGCCGTCGCCGTAGCGTGCGCCGAGATGCGCCGACACAAGCACAATGTCCCAGTCGCGCTCCTCCATACCCTGAACGGCCATGTTGCCGGACGCCTGCGCGACGCCGGTACGAACAGCCCGCAGGACAGCGGTTTCGATGGTGTCAACGTGCCCGGTGGGATAGATGACCTGCGTTTGCGTGTCAGCAATGCTGCTGACGGCCTCCTGTACGGCCTGCGTGTACGATGTCGCGCCGGATGCTACCTTGAAATGCGCGGTGTCCAGAGCTTTCAGCAGCTGCTGTTGGCTCGCGTGCGCGGTCGTGCGGGTGAAGTTATGGACGGTGCCCGCCGTGCGCTGGTAGGTGTCCTCAAGCAGCCGGATCATGTTCTCAGCCTGTGCAAGCTCAATGCCCGCAAGCCCGTGTTCAATGTAGAAATTGCTGTCGTAGGCAAGAGCTTTGATACCGGCGTCCTCGAAGATGCGCTTGATCTCTGCATCCGTTGCCTTTGTCCAGCGCTTGATTTCCTGCTGTACAGCGTCCAGATGGCCGCCTGCGGCCTGATAAACCTCAAGCTGCCATTCATCAGAGGCAGTGAGAAAAACGCCCTCGCCGCGTCCTAACCGTGCCATAACACGCCGGATAAGGTCGCTGGTGATCCACACGTTTAGCTCGTCGATTTGCGGGTACAGGGTTTCGATGATGTCCAGAATCTGCTGGGGGGTCAGCATTTATGCCGCCTCCTATTCTGCGCCGAAAAGCTGGGCTTTCTCGATCTGCGCGGCGTCGGCCTCTGCGGTCATTGCCTTCGCTTCTTCCTCGCTCATGCCTTCGAACTTTACGAAGTACATCCACTTCGGGACCCAGCCCTGCATAACGTAGGCGCGCCACGAGGCTTTGTCCTCCTCGTAGTTGTAGGTCACGTCTCCGAAGTTGAAATTGACCTCATATTCGCCCAGCGGCGCGAGATTGTAGAGCGTGACCAATGCATCAGCACCAGCCAGCGCCTGTGTGATAGCGTCCTTAAGCGCATCACGGTCGGTCTTAATCGTCTGGATGGTGTCACGGTCGTCGGCTTCGACCTGCGTTGCGGTAATCATGCCGGTCTGACCGTCCAGCACAAACACGCCTTCGGAAAAGCCGCATTTGACACCCGCCATGGACAAATTAAAATTGATGTCCTTTATTCGCTGATCGGTAAGTAGAGTCGGTACGTGCTCATGTATCGCCGATACCTCGCTGTCATTTAGTCCCATGCCGAGGCCCTTAACAAATCTCGGCAACTCTATTTTGCGGTTTTGCGCATTCTGTATAAGCTGCTGTCCAACAAACGTTATATGCTTGCTGTCAGCAATCTCAGCATTTTTTCTGCTGATAGCTATATCAATCGCCTTCAGCTCGGGCAGGGCGTTTGCAAATACGGAAAGTCCCAATGGGGACGACGAATCAATGGTGTTCGCGCCGGGAACGCGATAGTAGCCGAACAGCGGCGTTTCAAGGTTGGTAATGTTAACTTCGGGGGTCAGATGCGCCCATGCGTTAACCTTGTCAAGCGCCACCTCATCACCGAGGGTGACTTCGCCCCCCGTGCCGATCCGGTTTTCAAACGCCTTGTTTGTGATCTTGTAGAGCTTGCCGCCCTCTGCGGTGCTTCCCTCGAAGCGATGATATTCAAGCCGAGTGAAATGGCGGCTGCCTTGCGTGGTGTGCGCCGCGAAGATCGCACCAAGAATTTCGCCGTTGTCATTCTTTGCCGTGATGCCGAAGTTGCCCGGCAGGATGAAATCCCACGCTTCACCATTCCATTTGAGCATGATTCCGCCAAGCCGCTCAGCCTCCGACACACGGTCGGGCAAGCGCTTGAGCAGGTCGTCAGCCAGCCCCTGCAAGTAGTCGGCACGGGACGAGCCGGAAATAGCAACACCAATGTCCAGCGTCACCAGCTTTGCGCGGGTGTCGCTGATATGCTTTGCCATGTTGATAGTCCCGATTTCATCCTCGGCGTTCAGCCAAGGCGGCTTGCCGGTAGAAATGCGGGCCCAGTTTGTAAGGGCGCTGGACATTTCCGGCGAGGAAATGAGTTCAACGCCAAATGCTTTCGCAATATCGGTCCCGCTATGAATAAAAAGCATTTTGATCCTCCTTAGCAGGCGCGTAAAAAAATTCATTTCGTCACCGCCTTAAACTATCCATTTTAGTTCATTCCGCAGGGCAGTCCGGCAGAAATATCTGAGCTGGTCCATGCTATGGTCGTTTTCCTTGATAACTGCATCTTCAGCCTTTTCCTCGTCCCACGAATACGTCTCGAACTCCTCGAAGGTGCTTTTGCAGCTCTTGTGGAAGTACAGGCACCCAGCATTTAAGAACTTCGTCACGTCCTGAATGCCGTTCAAAACGTCGTTGTCGGCCTTTACGACCACGAATTTACCGTATTTTTGTATTGTCTCGATCATGGACGACGCGGACGGGTCAATGATGATGTACTGGATCGGATAGTCCCCGATCAGGTCGCACAGCATCTTGTAATACGCCTCGTTGTCCACACGGTTGTTGCTGCCGCCCTTGTAATACAGCTCCTTGACCATGACGGCCTTTTGCTTTGAGGGGCTGTAATCGTACAGGCCAGCGGCGAACGGGTTGACGGTGCCGTAGTCCACGGACACATAGTAGCGGTGCCGTGGGTTGAGCGCCGGGATCTTCGGGACGATATGCGCCGAGCGGTCGAACATGGGGTAGACAAGGCCCTCGGCCTTTACCCACAAACCGAGGATATAACGCCGGTAGAAAACGCCAGTGTACATCCCCTCATATCTGGCCTTGATTTCAGGCGCAAGGCTCAGATTGTCGTCCATTGTGAAGTGCAGATACAGGATGTTCCGCTCTCGCGCTTTCTTGATCCACTCCACATAGAACCAGTGACCGGGGTTTTCGGGGTTGCAATTGAACCAGAACTTAGAACCGGCCACGCTGCAACGGGCCATAGCCTGTTCGACAAACGAGCGAGGCATAAGGGCCACTTCGTCAAACAGCACGCCCGCAAGCGTGATGCCCTGCACAAGAGTGTAGCTTGATTCGTCCTTGCCGCCGAACATATAGTAGCTGTTGGTCACGCTACCAGACGTGATAATTAGCTTGTTTTCACTGCGGCGTTCAGTGATTGAAAAGATGCCCTCAAGCCATTGCGGCATGAGGGTTATAACGTTGCGGCGCAGCGATTCAATCGTCTTGCCGCATATAGCGAAGTTCTGACCGTTGAAGCTGCTCATGCTCCACAGGATAAAGCCGTCAGTCATTGAAACGGTCTTGCCGCTACGGATTGAGCCGTCACAGATGATACCGTCACAGTCCATGAACTGCGGCTTATTCCACCACGTCAGTGTCAGAAGCTGCCGCTTGCTGAAGTTCTGGTAAATCATCCGTGTTCACGTCCTCCTTTGTGGCATTCTGGATAGCGTCAAGCAGGTTATTTTCCTTCACGGGGCCGCCGAGGCCGCTTTCACCCATGAGGTCAAGGTAAAGCTGGATCGCGTAGGTGTTGCCGCCCTGCGCAGCCTTCATAATAGCGTCGGCTATCAAGGTTTTCTGCGTCAGGTCGGCTTCCTCAATGCCCAGCCGCTTCAGACGGCCCTTGCGCTTTTTATCGGTGATAGGAAGGTCGGAATAGATCTGAAGCAGTTCAGTCATAAGTTTCTGCTGCCGCTTCTTCTCCTGTACCGCTTTACCACCTGCGGAGCGGATAGCGTGAGCCTCTTCTTCGCTGCGCTCAGTCAGAGGGATCAAGTGCTTGTCTTGCGGTCTGCTCACGTTTCACACCTCCTATCCGGTAGTCTTGCCCTCCTTATGATTTGGCCTTCGTATAGGAATACGTATAGCCATACTTCTTCTGATTCGCTTTCAGCCAGCGAGAAACGGCGTCGTTGTAGTCCTTGCCGCTGAGCTTCGCACTGTTCACGCCCTTGATAAAGCCGGAAGCGTCGAAGTGGCCGCCCTTCACAAAGGAATAAGTACCGGCGTATTTGGCCGTATCCTCTCCACGGCCTGCGCGGGTACTGACGGCCACAATGCCGCGCCGGGTACCCATTGCGGTATTGATAACGTCCTCTTTGCTGAAGTTCGGCCAGCCTGCCGCCGGGTGATTGTGAAGGGCAATTTCGCTGCCGTTGCCGGTCAAGCTGGAAATGCTGGTAGCGTTTCCATGAAGGTACTTCGTGGCGAAGCCCTGAGCGTCCACCACTATGCCGTGTTCCTCTGCGGCGCTGCCGTGGGCCTCCGTAAAGGCCCGGAGCATATCTTCATAGGTCCGGTTGACGTTCACCTTCACATTCATACGGGCGGGAAGATCGGCCTTTGTTTCATCCTTGCCGTTGCCGCCTCCTGCGGAGGGCCAGCCGCCGGAAAAGCCCATGCCGGAGCTGCTGCCCCTGCCGCCGTGTTCCGCCGGGAAGGTGATCTCCGTCCAGTCGGCCACGCGCTGCTCAAGGGTCTTGCCGTCGATCTCATAGGCGAGGGCTTCATCAAGGCTGTTAAACGTCGCAAGGGTCTTGCCGGTTGCAAGGCTGTACAGTTCAAGCGGATCGCGTAGCAGCACTACCTTGTCCGTAGCATATACGCCGTTCAGACGCTTGAAGTCGCGCTTGAATTTCTCAATTTTCATACTGTTTAACCTCTTTTACGGGTTACTTTTTCTTTGAAATAAGCGTAGCACCGTTCATAATGTATTTTGCGATATTGCCACGGCTCAGGGCTATGGTCCTGCCGCCGCTACGAATACCGAGCTTGTTCGGGGATTGGTTGAAATGCACGATTTCAAACCTATCACCGCCGCTGCTCATAATGCCCGCGCCTACGCTATACACATTTCCTTCTTTGGCGTCGGCCATAAACCGCGTAACAATGGCGCGTTTTTCAGCCTTGTCCTCAGCGGACGCGCCCGCGCCGCCCATAATCCGAGCACCCACAGGAAATGCTTGGCTGCTATGGATTACAAAACTATAAACGAACTATAATCTGAGCGCCCACAGGAAACGCGGGGTATGATTCTGTCGGTAGTCTGCTTGATCCACCTCTGCCACCCATGTAGAACGCCTCCTTTTGGGCATAAAATTACCGCCAGCGGATAAACCGCTGACGGTTGAAAAGCAAGCACCCGGATTTGTCACCGGGACTTCAGCAGAGCTGCGTTCTCCTTGCCTTAAACTATCACTTGCCTATATGATTATACCACAGCTTGCGCACTCTTTCAACCATCCGTTTTTCTTTCGGGGTTAAATTCGCTGCGCCTTTGGGTCCGTCATTCTCATTGTGAAGATAGCCGTGGTGTACGTGGGGCTGCTGCCCTTTGTGCGGGTGGGATAGGTCAATAACCTTCGTGCGCTTGTTTTTGGTATCGAAGTACGTCACAGACAAGATCTGATCGCCGCCCACGTTCACATATACCCGGCCCGTTGTCATTGTTTCCATGAGCGTTTCAGAATCCCGCTCATTCTTCGTGACAAACTTGATATTGCCGCTTTGAAGTATGGTGTGGTATTGGGAGCCGTAGGGGTTGCCCTTTGCTGACATACCGCTTGAAGATCCTCTACCGCCCATCTTCGGCCTCTTTTGCCCGCACCCGCTTTTTCAAGCCCTCCTGAAAAGTCATAAGAGGGACGATGGTATCACCGGCGCACTCTTCAGGCACATAGCCATAGAAAAGGATCGTCGAGGGCTTCAGGCGGTCCAGCATTTCACGGTATCCGGCCAGAAACAGACGGCGGGCGTCACTGTTCATTTGCGTACCCACAGAGGAAACGGCCACAACGCCGCCTTCCGGCTCACCGTCAAAGCACCACTCAAAACTTGCTTCGTCGCTCCATGAAATGGTAGGAATGACCGTGATCCCGTGCATTTGCCAGTATGCGCCCAGCCAGTGCTTGCGGTAGTGATTGTATATCTGAATGGCCTTCGGAAAGTCGGTATATGTGGAAAAGTCCGGTGTACAGACGCACCGGAAACGGCCCAGAAGGTCAAGGTATGCGTCCGGCTGCATCCACAGGCGGGTGAATTGATAATCGTCAATGAAGAAGTGAATACCCTTGTCCTGCGGGGCCTTGCAGCTTTTGGCATAGTTGAAGCCGATATAGCTATCAGCCGTTATATCAGTAGGAAGCAGGCGCGGAACGTCAAAGATACCCGTACCGTAAAATATTACTTTATTCAGATTTTCATAATTGCGTCCCTGCCGGTATATCAACGTCCGCGCCTCCTATTCTCAAAAATGAAACGGGGTTTTCAGGCACGGGCAGCGAGGCCGGAGGCTGAGCCTTGCGCCGCCTCTCACGTGTCTGAAAATCCACGCTAACATTCTATCACGCTTTATCCGAACATACCGAACAAAACGGACAGAGGCTTTATTTTTCTGCTGCGAGATACCGGTTGCAGGCCATGCGTACACTGTCCTCTGTATTCCCGCCGCCGATGTGCATAGCCACCTGATACCACGTCAGGCCGTTGATAAAGCGCAGCGTGAATATCTGCCGGGTCAAGCTGTCCGGTATATCTGCTACGTACCGTTCAAGGCGGCCGCGCTCATGGATACACTGCTGCTGCTTCGCGGCAATGATGGCCTTCATGTCCACGATTTCAGCCACTATGCGGGCCAGAGCGTCACCATAACCGGGGCTGCGGGGCATACCGTCCAGCTTTTGGGCCTTCGGGGCCGAGGCCATACCCTCAAGCTCCCGTAGGCGCTCCGTGTCCATTTCTATTTCACGATTCAGCCAGTAAAGCTGAGATAGTTCTTTCTTTGTCATGCTGCTGCCTCCTTCGCGTTTCTGATCCTGACCTTTAGAGCCTCAAGCAAGCTGTCCTGAACGTCTGCTTTACCGCTTAGAGATTTTATAACGTCCTCATCCGTGCCGCCCTGCACAAGCAGGTGATGCACGATAACCGGGAAGGGCTGCCCTTGCCGATGAAGGCGCTTGTTGGTCTGCTGGTACAGCTCAAGGCTGTCATTCAGTCCAAACCAAATAATGTGATGGCCGCCCTCCTGAAGATTCAGGCCGTACCCGCAAGAAGCCGGTTGCACAAGCAGCAGGTCAATCTGTCCGGCGTTCCATTCATCTTCTTGCTTTTTCCCTTCGTACACGGCCACGCGCAGAGGTGTAGCTTTCAAGGCCTCCTGCAAGCGGGCCAGATCATGCCGGAAATTGTAACAGATAACGGCGTGTTGCCCGTTGAGCTGTTCCACAGTTTCCAGCAGGGCTTCAATCTTGCAGTCATGCACCGTGACGACGTTCCCTTCCTCATCGTACACAGCGCCGTTGCAGAGCTGCAAGAGCTTCCCGCGCAGCGTGGCAGCGGTCCCGGCGGTGATAACTGTTTCGTCATCCACCTGAAGCAGCGTGTCCCGCTCAAGGCGGTCATAGGCCTTTTGCGCTGCGGGGTCCAGCGTAACGGGAATATCGTTATACACCAGCTCAGGAAGCTCAAGATAGTCCTCAGCCTTCATGCTGATGCAAATATCAGAAATGCGGTTGTAGATTTCATCCGCTGCGCCCAGATCGGAAGAGCACA